TAGGCCATGGCTTGAGTTTTGTTTTGCCAAGGTGGAATAATCTCAAAAGTAGAGTCGTCTGCAAACATACCATAAGTCGACATGTTGCCTACTGTGTTCATACCACCATAATACCCGTAAAATCTCCACATTGCGTGCGGAGTCTTGTAATATACTTGCCGAATAGTGATTCTGTTGTTTCCAATTGAGTCAGAGAATTCTGAGTCATCTGCTAAGATAGTCTGTAAATCATATTCCTGTTGGTCCTCTACCATATCGATAGATCCAGTAAAAACTTCTAGATTCCCGTTCAGATTAACTTCTTCCGAGATTCCTTCAGCGATTCTTCTGGAATATGAGAACTTAAATTTTGGGTATTTAAGAGAAACATGATCACCATCCAGCGAAGAAGACAACGGGCCGGAGAGCAAGGTGCCGTCTTGGTCAAAGGTGCCAGTCTGAGCGCCAAGAAGACTGCTCATAACACTCTTTCCTTGATACAAGTTGACAATATAAGAATACTCTAGTACTGCTTCCTCGTAAGAAGAATAAACATTCTCTTCTGTTAGCTCAACGTCTAATACATCGCCTCCCAGCTTCTTGTACGTGTATGCCACTTGGTCAAGAGCACCAGAAATAAAATTGGCGTCATAAAAATCTTTTGCCGGTGTGGCGTAAATTCCAAATGGGTAAGAATCAGTAGATTGCGCCTTTGTTAGAGTCCCTGTTACAGGCAATGACGTGATACTGAGTGTGCTAGCGGGGGTCAGAGTAGTCGAGGGCATTCAAAAGTTTCTCCTTATTATAACTTAATTAGTCAGTAGACAAAAGAAAACCCTGCCTCGTAAGAAGCAGGGTCTCTTTTTTTAAAAAGTATTGTTATACTTTAGCTACTAGCTACCTAGCAAGTCTTGCACAACCACTAATCCGTACATATCAGGACGGACCATCTTCTTGGCATAGCGAGTCATCACGCCCTTACGGGGTACGAAGTCCTCGGTACCGAAGATTGTCGGTGTGACCTGGAGCGGGACATACGGAGCGTATACATAGCCGCTTTCAAGGAAGTTATTTCCTCTACGACCAACTAGTACTACGTTACGTAGGAAGTATGGGTCAACCCAAATATCCCACTTCTTGCTCAGGCTACCTACCTTTACTGCTCCTACCGTGCCGCGGTCGGCGTCGGCGGTGACATTGGCACGGAATCCAGCAGTGAACTCAAGGATGTTAGCAACCTCTGGTGAAACCACCAAGAAGTTTGCTCCACCGCGGAGAGTCTTTCTGTGAATCTGAGCTGAAACGTCGTTAATTGTCTCAACGAGAGTCTCATACCACTCAGAAACGGTACCAGTGAAGTCCGGACCCTGGGTTGTCGAACTCGCGACAACGGCACCCGTCTCACGACGGACGAAAGTACCAGGCTGACGTGACCAGTAGTACGTACCAGCTTTGGCGTCCGAAACGAGGTCGTTAAGAATCTCACGATCGATTTCTAGAGCAATTTGCTCTGAAAGGATGCTTGTTAACTCAACCTCGGCATCGAGATTGTGATAAGCATTGAGATCCTGACCTAACTCCGGAGTCCACTTAGCTTTGAGCTTCTTAGTGATCGCCGTGACACTTACTGAATCGACCTTGATGTCGATCTCAGGGATATCAGCAGTCTTATCACCGAATTCACCCGAAACGGTTGTTCCGTCAGACTCTAGTAGCCATGCCGAAGCACCAACCACTGCACCGAGACCAGAAGTTCCAACATTCGCGAAAGTATCAGCTGTCGGGAATTGAGCGGAGGTTGAAGACGTTAACGCCGCTGTAAGTTTTAACGCGGTGTCGCCAGAACCAGTTGCAGCATTGACCACTAGAAGTGTTGTAGTGCTAGAACCACTGTACTGAGTAAGTCGTCTTACTTGTCGCCCGTTTACTCCGGAGGTCGCGGAACCGGGTCGGCCGGCCGTTGTACTACCGGAAACCGTGAACGCAATAAGATTTGACTTATTGAACGAAGCCGGTACAGCAACGGTGCAGATTGAAGCGATAGTCCCCGATAAATCCGGATCGGAACGGGTGATACTATCCCAGTCAGCCTGCGTCATACCGCCGGCAGTAACTGCGCCACCGATAATACCAGTAGACAGCGCTCCAGTGATCGCTACTGTTGACTCCGTTACAGGTGAGGAATAACCGTTATTTAAGTTATAGAACCCGCCGTCGGCCTCATCAAGACCTGAAACACCGCCGGTGATCTGTGAACCAACGACGCCGCCACCGTAAAGTGAATCAACCGTACCACCAGCATTAGATCCGAGGCGCGGATCAGTATGCGTGAAGTCGAGGAAGAAGATGAGACCCGAAGGTAAGCTCATCGGTTGAACCGAGACTAGCTCGTTCGCGATTAGTCCGCCGAATACACGACGGACGATTGGGAATGCGACAGAAGCGAAGCCCTGTACATCACCAGCAGCCATGGAGGAAGCCTCCTTAAGTAGCTGTGCGGCCTGATTCTCTAAAAGGCGGGCCATGCCATTACGAGAGCCTTCATTGCTGATTCCCTCTAGCAAACCGGTACGCTCCCACTTCTCTAGAAGTGCGGTACCTTCTTGCTTGAGGTTTCTATCAACAATGCCCTCTGTTAATTTTTCTAATACAGACATTTTTTATAATTCTCCTTTAAATGATTAATTTTGTCTATTCTAAGCCAGCTAAGGCTTTCCATCTGTTATAAGATGGATCATCTTTCTTGCCATTTTCGTCTCTTTGTCGAGATTTAGATAGCAATATCGTCGAAGAGGGCTTGTTAACTGCCTCACTCAGTGATTCTGACTGCTTTTTCTGGGTAGAAACGCTGTCCACTGTGTTTTGAAGAGTTTCAAATATTGTTTTAGCTTCTTCAACTGTTTTGGCTTTTGACAATGCTTCGACAATGTGTTCTTTCTGTCGCTCATTCAAGGAGTCGTTTGCAAAAGTCCGGTTTTTGTATAATAATCTAGCATTCATTAGGCTCATCTCATCAAATTTGTTTTTGAGGGTCGCCACTGCTTCTAGTAATTTAGTTTCTTTTAATTTTGTTTGTTCTGCCTGGAGGGAGAGAGTTTGATTTTTTTCTTGGAGATTTTGATTCTCGGATTTCAAGCTGTCGACCAACTCGTTCTTTTCTTCTCTCGCTTCTTTAGCTTCAGTGTCTTGTTCCGCGGCGAGGATTTCTTCCTCCGCTTCGTCTAATACTGCATCAGGTGTAGCACCCCATCCAGTTTTAACAGGATCCATATTGACGCTTAATTTTTCTAACAGATCTGATAACAATGCCTCTTCTATGGAGATCTCATCTGTTTCTTCCAGTGTTTCGTCTGTTTCTTCCAGTGTTTCGTCTGCTTCTTCTAAAGAAACTTCGGTTTCGGTAAGTTCTTCAACTATCTTCTCCAAGCTCTCCATAAGTTCTTCTTCTGCTCCAAATTCTGAGGCTAGATCTTCCTGTGATTCGAGGCCGGCCGGGTCGTCGTCGCCTTGCATATGCCGCATTAAATCATTCAGGTTAATGTCAATCTCCTCTTCCTCATCCGGACAAGGGCAGGCTTTTTCGCCGTCTGCTGCGGCGGCGGGGAGTTCATCTAATATCGGTTCCTCTTCTAATAGAGAAGCTCCTTGTTCTAGAACTGGCTCATCTTGCTCTAACAGGGAATCGACTGCGCTTTTAATTTTGTCTTGATATTTTTCTACTAGTGCCGCTTCAGCATTCTTAAGGGCAGTTTCCCTAAGCGCTTCTGCGTCTATGATTGCCTGTTCTAACATCGATGACATACTATATCTCCCAAAATAGATTATAATCCTTTAATAAATAGTTAAATTCTTTCTAAATGACTGAATTTGTTATTTAATGGTCTTGTGTTTGCTACTGAGTAATGCCAGAACCAGTTAGTGCAAACATTCGCGCAGCAGGAATTCCAGTTAATTCCGCATACACCTGATAAACGGCATCGTCGTTACTCGTTGCGTTCGAAATATACAGCTCGGCGCATTTACAATCTAGTCTTAACTCGTTGGTCGTCGACAGGGCAGCCGCTGATCCGGAAACTGTTAAAAAGTGATTTTGTGCGTAGACTTTTGCGTCTCCGCCATCGTTAACAACGACGGGGGCGAAATGAACCCTAACATCAACGGTACCAGGGTTAATTACTAATATACTTTTAGCCACAGTGGGAAAAGTGATTGTGTGTTCTGCGCCGGCATCCAGTGCGGCGGATCCCGTTATAAATGGTGCACCAGAAACCTGGTACGAGCCCACGTTTTGTAATCCAGCAACGTGGCGTCCAAATATTTTTTCTCCAGTTTTTGCGTCAGTTGAGCCAGCCATCTTCTATCTCCTATGAAGTATATTTTTTGCTTCGTTCCATTTCTGCTTTTTGTGCGTTACGCAGTTTTTTCATTTTTGCGCGGCGCCTTTTAGTAGAA